CATGAGTCAGTTGCGCCAACATCTCCAACCACTGCTGGATGAACAAGAGCCGCATCCGATCTGGCCACGGCTTGAAGTCGCTTGGTCACTGCCGCATCAGGTGGGAGCGATGACGGTGAGGATTGGGCCGCGCTCATGCGTGATGGATGCCAATCAGGTGGATTCGTTTTTGCAAGAGCGAGCGGGACAGATTCATGATGAGAAGCGTGATCCGTTTCGCCACGGCTATGAGCCGGTGATCTGGCGGGAGACGGATTGGAGGCTGGCGGAGTTGCGCGTTTCCAAGCCTGGCGAGCCGATCACGCTGGCGGTGCTCGGTGGCAACGGCTCCGGTAAGTCGTATTACCTCGGCAAGAGATTCGCCATGATCATGGTGGAATCGGCGGACTGGCTGTGCTGGCAAATGTCGCTGGATGAAGACGGATCGCGCGAGGTGCCTCAGCGCATCATCTACGATCACCTTCCCATTGAGCTACGGCCCGAGAGTGGCAAGGCGAAAAAGACCTCCAATACGAAGATGTCTTACAACAGGGTCAACGGCTTCACAGACAATGCTTTTGGCTTGGAAAATGGATCGCGCGCGCTGTTTAAATTCTACGGCGGCGGCGATGTGAACTCGCTCGAAGGCCCGAGGCCGGACACGGTTTGGGCCGATGAAATGGTTCCGCCCGATTGGGTCAAGGCATCGCGCCTGCGACTCATGACCAAGGCGGAGAAATCGAATGCCATCCTTCCCGCCCTGCGTATCGCCTTGGAAGCGCGCGCCAAGATCCTCGCCACGCCACCGGATCAATGGAAGCCTGGCGCACAACAGGCTGCGCTGGATGAAGCCTGGCGAACGCATCTACGGCCCATCCTGGCCAAGCTGTTTCAAGGCGTGCTCGCCATCTCCTTCACGCCGAAGAATGGATACTCGCGCACGGTAGCCATGCTCACCGCTGAGGCTACGACTTTGGTGGAAGTGCCTGCGGAATTGCTACCGATTCGTCGCCGTGACGAGATCATTGGCTATGAGATGATGCCGCGCGTGCAGCATCACGCGGCGGAGAATTGCACCGTGATGTATTACCACATTTACGACAACAAACACGGCGGCAACTGGGAGGCGCAGAAGAACGATCTCATCAAGCGCAGTCAGGATGAGATCAAATGGCGCGCCTATGGTGTCGCCACGCGCCTGGTGGGCGTGCAGCTTCCTTTGCTGTGTCCAGCGGCCCATCGCAGGCCCGCCAAGATGCTGCCCAAGATCGGCACCTGGTATCATGTGGTCGATCCCTGCACGGATGGCCGAAACTGGTTCATGATCTGGGCCAAGGTGTGTCCGAATCCCATCGGCAAGCCGTTGATCTGGATCGCGCGCGAATGGCCGCAGCCAGACGATTACATTGTCGCGCAAGGCGTGGGCAATCCTGGCGCATGGGCCATCCACGATGAGGGCGGCAGTGCGGATGGAAGAAAAAAATCAGGAGCGGCCAAGATGGATGGAGCAGCAGGGCCAGCGCAAAAACTCTGGGGCCTTGGCTTCGCCGAATACGCTGAAGAAATCGAGCGCGTTGAGCGTGAGTTGTTTCAACTGGAGCGCCAAGTCGCGGGAGATGCCGACTGGGCATCCGCAACGGGTCGCATTGAAGTTCCTGCTCTATGCCGCATCATGGACTCGCGCGAAGGTAACACGGAAACCCAAACGCACGGCGCATCTGAAACACTGATCGAGGCCATGGAGCGCTATAAGTTATGGTTCTATTCCGCAGGCCGCGACACCGGAGCCGAGGCCGGAAGCACCACGATCCGCGAAGGTGTGAGCATGATCAATGATTGCCTCAGCTACGACAAAGAGCGCATCGACATCGCGCCACAAGACAACGGCGAGATGATCTATCATTTCAATGGTCGCGCGCCGCGTCTCGTGATCGCCGAGAACTGCAAAAATACCTGGTTCTGTTTGTCCCAATGGACCGGAGCCGATGGCGGCAAAGGGGCCATGAAAGACCCTGTTGATACCGTTCGCTACCTCATCATCGCCAACCCTCAACATCGCATCGTTCGCTCGCCTCAAGAGGGGCGAGTGTTCGGTTATTGAAACCCAAACCATGAAAACACTCGAAGACAAAATAACCCGTTGGCACGCACGCCTGCCGGAGAATTTACGGCGTGGTGTCGTGATTCACATTGGCACAACCCTTGGCCTTGGAGAGCGTTGTATCACGAGTTGGATGGCCCACGGTGCCAAGCGTCACAAGCCCGCACAGCTCAAGGAATGGCGCTACCCGCGCGACATCACCATCGCGGCGCTACAAAAGTTGGTTCAACCGAAGTAGGATCATGAATAACACTCAAACACAGCGCGAGGAAAACGCCGAGCTATCGCAGCCACACCCATCGAAGCCAGAGATCAATCAAACCAAGATCAATCATGAATACGACCACAAGCACCCCTCCCGTTGTCCAGCAGCGCATGGTTCAGCCCGTTCTCGGCATTGTGCCGCAGACTCAGCCGAATGATGTGACCTGCGTGCAAACGTGTCTCGCGATGGCTCTTGGCATCCCTGTATCTCAGGTCATCGCCCGCTATGGTGACAAAGCCCTGAACCAAATCGCACTATGGCACGCAATCCAGGAGTGCGGCATCGTGGCAAATGCGTTCGTCTATCCGCCGCCAGTGTGCCGTGGCTGGCATTTCATCGCCGCCCCAAGTCTGAACATGAGCGGCAGCGAGCACCAACTGCTGATGCACTACGAGCCGGACGACGGAAGCCAAGGAATCACGATCCTCGATCCCGCTGGCGAGGGGAAGCACTGCTATCAACGCGATGGCTCAAACCTTAAATCGTGGCACTCGCTGATATGGTTCAACCCTGGCGGCTCGCTCGATTGGCTGAACGTCAAAACTGTGGCGACGGAAGGGGCGGCCAAAAAGCAATGAATCCAGAAACGACCATTGTTCGGCTTCGTCGCCGTCCTTTGCGCGATCAAGTGACCTACTGGCGCGAACTGTGGATGAAAGAGAATGTCGAAAGACTGAGGCTCAAAGATGCCATTGAAATTACACTGAGGCAAAATGCACACTTGGCAGACGGTGACGTTTGCACGCTCAAGACACTAAAGGACTCCATTCGTGAGCCGAACGTGGACAGCAGCAACGGCGAGCAAAAATCATGAATAACACGAACAACAACCTTCGAGCCGTTGCGCTGCCTGGACTAGGTATGGCACGCAAACCCAAGACGCGGAAGTCCAAACAGCAGAAGCAGTGTGAACTCGCCGAGGCGGTAGGAATCAACCCATTCGTGCGATGGGAAGATGTGTGGCCGTTCGGTGATCCGCATGGTGTCGGCAAGATATGGCCCGATCTGGAGGAACGCATCCGAACGCGGATGGCCGAAGTCCAAAAACGATTCCAGAGCTGCTGCCATACGCCGAGCTATCGCAGCCACACCCATCGAAGCCATGAAGCCTAGCCTATCAATACCTACAATCGAAGTCAATCAACCTCCGCAGTCCATCCCGCTGGGTGTGGATTGCGATCAGCGTATGATTCGGCCTGCTTGGAAACGCCCAAAAAGCGAGGTTGATACTGAGAGACACCAGGCATTCAGAGACTTGCCAGTGCGCGAAGCTCTGCCTGACGCAGCCTACCGGCTCGCCTATCTCACCGAGCCAGACGCACAGTTCACCCGCTTGCTAGACCATCTGCAAAACATGGGTGTCCCGATGGGGTCAGAGACATGGGCAACCCGCGCACTGAGCCGGATCAAGCATCTTGAGGACATTCACCGCGCCACAATGCGGCTACTCCGGGAATACAAAGGCCCCGAAAATGAGGAGGTGACCCGTCTGCGTGACGACATAGGCCACGCCCGCAAGATGCTGGTGAAGGCCGCGCCACCGATGCAGAATATGTGCGACTGCTGCGGATGGTCTGGTGCCCGTGCTGTGGGCAATGGTTGGGCAGCCTGCGAGGACTGCCTGCCGAACGCTTAAATCCTGCCACCTGCGCGGCGGGTGGCTCAACCGAAGGAACAAAATGACAAATACCAAAAACCAAACAGAAGGACAACCGCAGGTTGGCAGCGATGCTGGGTTATGCCCTTCGGAGTTTAATCGGAATCAGGCATACATGATGGAGCACGGCCTGCCCGTAAAGAACCGATACGCCGAAGGATGGTGCGGTGGAAAATACTTCTGCATCCAAGTCGCTCCGGGAGAGACGCTGACGCACCTCAAGAAGCACTTCCGAGAGACTGTTGGCCATGATCGCATCCAAGTCCGCCGATGGTATTGGGCATAACGCATAAGGTCATGGACACGGCACCCTTCACGCTCGAAATCACGCAGGACGCGCCCGCCGTGTTCCATGCACCGTCTTGTTCTGGGTCTTTGGATCTGCGCTTGGCTGACTGTATGGACGTAATGAAAACCTTCCCAGATGGTCACTTCGACCTTGCGATTGTCGATCCTCCCTACGGCATCGAAAGGTTCAAGAACGTGACAAAAACACCATCCAGCAAGGATGTTCACGCTGCGAGATTCCAGGGGATGGAATCAGTGAACAACACGAAACCGCCTGCGGAATACTGGAACGAACTATTCCGCGTGTCGCAAAATCAAATCGTCTGGGGGGCAAATAACTTCGAGATGCCGCCAAGTGAATACTTCTGCATATGGGACAAGGAACAAATGATGCCGAACTTCGCTCGGTGTGAACTCGCTTGGGTGAGTCCGCGAATGAAAAAGCCCGCAAGGCTCTTCACTTATTCAATCCACAAACACAACGCCGATGCGGGGAAAGTCCACCCGACACAAAAGCCGGTGAAACTCTACTCTTGGTTGCTGGAAAACTACGCGAAACCCGGCCAGCGCGTGCTCGACACGCACATGGGAAGCGGAAGCATCGCCATCGCCGCCCACTACGCCGGCGTCCACCTCACGGCGTGCGAAATCGCGCCCGACTACTTCCACGCGGCAAAAGCCCGGATCGCTCGGGAAACGTCGCAAACGGAACTCTTCTCTCCCCAGAACACCAAGCTCACCGACAAGTGAGCCTTGGCGAGCGTGGTTCGGTGTAGCGGGAGTTCGGCGGTTGACAAGGCCGCCATATAAGCACAGCATGATGGCCGAGCGGTGGCGACTGCTCTGAGCGCAAAGGAGGGTGTCTAGGATTCAATCACTGAATCCTTATGAAAACACGCCCCCTTGATAGCATTCCCGTCCATCTGGCACCGCGCGCCATGCCGGAGGCTAAGGCATTGCTGGGAGACTTGGACCGCTCCATTCAATCGGCGGCATGGTTCCAAGATGGCATGGTGACAGCGGATAACGCACGCCGTTGTTGGTGGCAGGGGCAGACACCGGATGGCAAAGTTCACGGCACCACGAAAAATCCAGCGGCCCCCTGGGAGAATGCGGCGGCGCATCGCGTGCATCTGCTGCTGTCGATCATGAATGAACGGACTTCCGTTCGTCGTCGCGCGTTGAAGTCGGCCAAGATTTCCATTGAAGGGCGCGGGATTGAAGATCGCGCCGGAGCAGCTCGGCTGAAGCAAGTGCTCGAATACTACCTCAAGACGGCCATGCGTGATGAGGTCGATACCGAATCCACGCATTGGTCGAACTGGTGTCAGAGCTATGGGCATGCGGTGATGTTTTGCGGCTGGAAGCAAGAGCGCCAACTCGAAGAGCGCAAGGTCACACTGATGGAGCTGCAACAAGCGCACGCCTCCATTCGCCTGGCCGAATCCGCCCCGCAGATGATGGAGGCCGGAGTCGCCATGACGCCCGAGGCTGAGCAGGCATTGCAAGAGGCCGCGTTCACGGAAGTGTTGGAGCATCTGGAGAGTGACAACCTGCTGCCATTGATGGCCACGTTGTTGATCCTGGATGAGGATCTGGTGAAGATGGGTCGCTCAGGGAAATCGGAGAGCATGCGAATCCTGCGGCAACTCCAAAGCAAACCGGAGGCGCAATACTTCGCCCCGCGCATCAAGGAATCGCGTCCGTATTGGGAAGCCTTGCAACCCTATGTCGATGTCTTCTATCCACCCGAGACACGCAAGCTCTGCGATGCACCATGGATCGCCCGCACGCGCTGGTTGACCGAAGTGCAACTGATGGCCTTTGCGGAAGAGGAAGGCATGGATCAAGACTGGTTGCGCGAGGTGCTGAAGAATCCTGGCAAGTGTCTGAATGTGGCTGGCTTGGCGGATTGGGTGATGTCCGCCAGCGGCACACGACGCGCGGCCAATGTGACCTGGAGCGGTGCCTCGCTGAAATATTTCCAGATCGTGGAAGTGTATTGGAAGGCGATGACGCCTTACGGTGTGCCGGTGATTTATCGCACCATTGCGCATGGTAAAGTCACGGGCAGTTTTGGCAAGCATGAGGTGTGCAAAGAGTATCATGGCAACTACCCATTTCATGCCTTGCTGGAAGAGCGGTGGGATCGCTACTTGCTCGACTCGCGCGGCGTGCCTGAGATCGCCAGCACCTATCAAGACGCCATCGCGGCGCAGTGGAACAGTCGCACAAATGCCGCTTCCATTTCAACGCTGCCGCCCTTGATTGGCCCGCCTGGATCGGCACCGCCGAAACTGGGGCCCGGCGTTTACATCGACAGCCCGCGCGCGGGCATGATGGCATGGATGCAACCACCGCAGCAGGACAGTCGCAGCATCGAAATCGAGCAGACGATTCTCGCCGCCACGGATCGCCTGTATGGTCGCATCTCCAAGAATGTGCCAGAGCCGCTGACCATCCTCGTGCAGCAAACACTCGCGGATGAAATGCTCGCCTCGGCAACACAGCTCATCACCATGACGCTGCAACTCATCCAGCAATTCATGCCCACGATTGTTGGCCGTCGCATCACGGGCACGGATGACTACGTTTCCGCGACTCGTGATGAAATTCAATGCATGTATGACATCCGCGTGGAGTGGGATGTTCGCGATCTGTCGCTCGATTGGATCGAGCAAAAGCTCAAATTCTACACCAGCATGCTGCTGCCGATTGACAATCGCGGCATCATTGATCGTGGTGCCATGATTCGCATTGCGGCAGAGTCGGTTGATCCAGCCATGGCACACCGTTTGGTGCGAGAAGATGGCGCGGTGGATCGCATCGAGAACGATGAAGAAGCAGCAGCCCTGTCCAGCATCTTCAGTGGCGGATTGCCCACCTTTGTTGTTGGCGTCAATCATGAACTCCGCGCCCAAGTGATGCAGGACGATTTGAAAGCATCGCCCGTGCGACAAGCGACTATGCGCGCCAATCCAATGGTGGCCAAGGTTTGGGAGGAGCGGCTGCAAAAACATCTGTTCCAACTCGAACAGGAAAAGAACAAACAAGTCGGCATCGAAGGCGGTAGTGATCCGCTTTCACAGAGTCCTCTCGCCATGCTCAAAGCCACGGGATGGCAAGGCATGATCAGTCCACAAACCACCGCTCAATCCGCATCATGAAAAACTATTTACGCACTCTTCTCAAGGCCCTGCTAGGTATCATCACGCCCACCGTTGTGCCCATCTACTGGGCGCGCGGTGAGGTGATCAAGCTGCTCACTCACGAGGATATGCAGAAGATGCGCGAGAGTTGGCAGCGCGTGCTCGCCGAGCGCGCCGGAGATCCTGCCCTGGCCGCTGTGTTGGAGATCATCGAGTATCGCATCACTCAGGCATCTGCGGCAGTGCAGAGCTTGGAGAATCATCGCGTCCCTGGTGGCGAGGTGAGCTATCGCGCCGGAGAGGCAGGCGGCCTGAGCGATCTCATGCTGGAAGTTGTCCGCATGATGCATCCCGCGAAATAAGCCGCGCAAAGTCGGGCAAAGCCGAGCAAGTGGCAGTAAGTAAGATTTGAAAGCAAAAACAAATTGATGGTATGGTTTCGCATGCGCCGCCCTCAAACACCCCTTTTCAGCCTTGCCAAAGAAGCAACGGAAGCTGGCGGCGGCGGTGGTGGTAGCGCTCTCGCGAGCATGGTGGCCACTAAAATCACCGGCATCCCACCTGGCGCGGCAGCACTGCTGAGCAAGTGGAAGAAGCCTGAGGCTGACAAGCCCGTGATCGACGCTGTGATCGTGGAAGATGGTAAGTCTGTTGAAGACAAGCCTATTGAAGACGGTAAGACCGTTGAAGACAAGACCGCTGATGGTGATGAGGTCGAAGACGATCCCGCCGATGAAATCAAGGCCGAAGACATCGCTGAGGTGCAACTGGCCAAACTGCGCAAGGCCCAAAAGAAAGCCCTGTCGCGCATTGATAAAATCACCGCTACCAAAGTCGCGCTTGAAACCGAGAACGCCACGCTCAAGGCCGCATCTCCAGCCGCCAAAGAAGAGCCGAACAGCGGCGCATTCCCCTCACTGCCTGGCACGGACACGCACGAGGCCCTGAACACGATGGAGGGCCAGATTCGCAAGCATCTCGAATGGTGTCGCGCCAATCTCGCGCAAGGTGCCACCGTTAAAGATGCCGCTGGCAATGACACGCTCATCACTCCGGCACAGATCGCCAAAGAACTGTCTGACTGGACCGATGTGCTGGTGGATGACGTGCCTGCCAAACGTCAGTTCCTGAAGGATGCCGAAAGCTCTGCCGCATCCGCTGCTGAAATGTTCAAGCCCTGGCAGGCCAAGAAAGAATTTACCGCTGCTAAGGAGGCAGCAACCAAGATGCTCAAGCCGATCAAGTCCCTCATGCCTCAATACGAGCTGATGCTGAATCAAGTGGCATTCGCTCAAATGGTGCTCGGTGGCGACATGACGGTGATGCCCAAAGCCAAAGCTGCCGCCAAACCCGCGTCAAGTGCGGATGCCGCGACACCCACGAAAATGATTGAGTCCGCCACCCCTCCGGTAAAACCGGCTGGTAGCGCCAACCTCGATGACCTGAAGCAGGCGATGATGAAGAACCCCAACAATGGAGCCGCACGAACGGCCTTCATCCGCGCCCAGTTAGCCGCTACCCGCAAATAAACACGCACTCCATTTCCAATTTAACCCACTCGTTTTATGCCCCTCGTTGAACGCTCCCAAACTCTCATTCATGAAGACCTCGGCGATGTCATGACCGTCCTTGACGTTGCTAAAAAACCCTTCAAAACCATGGTTAAGAAGGGTAAGAAACTGACCGCCATGCTGTTTCACGATCCCGTGAACAAACTTCAGGATGCCCGCCTTGGCGGTGTCCCTGACGGCACGGCCATCAACCGCTCCACTCTCGCCGATCCATCCGTGAATCGCGGCAAAATCGGCGGACGTGGCCAAGTCTTCGAGCGCGACCTCGGCGTTGGTTTCATCGCCCAATCCGTGTCCGACGTGGCCGGTGTGGCGGATGAATACGCCCAAGGCGTGAGCGACAAACTCACCGAAGTCGCGGGCGACTTGGAGCTGACCTGCCTCTCCGATCAGGAGTCGCGCGATTCCTCCAGCTCCGCTGTGTCGGATCTCACCCGTGGCCTCGGCTACAGCATCAACGATGGTGCTCCGATTGATACCGAGGCAGGCATCCCCGCGCTTTACCGCACGCCAGCGGCACAGATCAAGAATGTCGCCTCAGTCGGTGCCTTCGCCAAGGCGGATCTCGACGCGCTGCTTCTGGCGGTCAACAACTCCAGCGGCGGCGGCTTTGCCACACTGCATGGCTTTGTGACCAATCGCCTCCTCAACGTCGTCAACGGCTTCTTCGAGAAGTTCACCCCAACCTCAACCGAGCTGCCGCTGAATCGCTACACCCAGAACGGCGACTCGGACACCATCAAGCACGCTGTCACCCACTACGTCAACGCCTTCGCGGAAGTGTTCTTCCTGCCCTCGCAATACCTGGGCGGCGTGCGCAGCTACACCGGCACTTCCGGCCTTGCAGCCACCGTCACCAGTGGCAGTGCGGCTGTCACCCTCGGCGCGGCCTTCACCGACTACAAAGGCAACGCAGGCATTCAGGTGGGCATGCGCGTCTATGGCACCGGCATCCCCGCTGGCACCACCATCAGCGCGGTGAACAGCAACGGCACCGGCCTGACCCTCAGCGCCAATGCCAGCGCCAACGGCACGCTGATTTACCTGGGCGACATCCAACACGGTCATCTCGTGCAGATGGAGAGCCTTCAGTTCCGCAGCAGCCTGGAGCCTGGGCATACCAATCTCGCTCCAGACGGCGCGGGCGATCATGGTTTCATCCGTGCCATCGGTGGATTGCAAAACACCAATCCCACGCACCACGCCAAGATCGTCACCCGCGCTGCTGCCGAGTCCTAATCTCCCGGTTGGTTGTGGCCGGTGGTATGAGGGCTAGTCACCCCTGCCACCGGCTATGATCGGCATTGAACACACCTCCTGGACACCCTCCAGACGCCTTCCTCCTTCGTCACTTCACCATGAGCGATTCGCCAATTCTCAGCGTGGCAGACCTTGCCCAACTCGTCGGACCTTCCAACGCCCGCCGATTGGTTCAGCATCTGCATGACAAGGAGGAAGCGCGTAAGGTGCTGGCTGAACAAGAATTTCAAGCCATGGGCCGCGTGGATCGCGCGGTGGATCACTTCATTGACGAGTCCAATGATGGACGCATTGAGATGATGGTCGAGCCTGGCGCTTATGTGTATTGGTATCTGCGCTCCGAAGAGATGGGCGGGAAACGTGGCGACTTCTGGACACACAAAGACTCACGCGAGTGGTTCCTGCGCAAGAATCCTGGATGCCGCGTGAAGAATCGCACCCGCAACGCACGCTCTGGCTTCACGGGTCAAGTCGTCGCTGGCAGCAAATACGGCGCGCCACGTCAGGAGGCTGCCGCATGAGGGCTGTGACCTTCAAAGCCCTGCTTTCAGCCGTCGCCGCCCTGGACGGCGGACAGGCATTGACAGCCGTAGCCGCGCAACGTCAGGCAACCTATGCCGAGGCACTCAATTTCGCCACGCGCTACGCTTACAACTGGGCGGAATGGCCTGAGCTGGGAAACAGTCGTGCCATGACTGTCACCAGTGGCCTCGTGTCCTGGCAGGAAACCGGCTATCCAATCATTGGCAGTGTGCGCGATGTCACCCTGGACAATCCAGACACCTACATCAATCCGCGCCCTACTGAGTGGCGCTTCAATTCCAACGGCACCGGCATCCAGGTTTTCAACTCCACGGCCAGCACGGTCTGGGTTCGCTATGCCGCCTTGAGTCCTGCATTCACCACGGTGGCTTGGAGCAACGCAACCGCCTACAGCGTCAATGAAGTGGTCTATGATGCCACAACCGGAGATTGCTATGAAGCCGTGCAGGCTGGCACCAATCACGCCGTCACAGACACCGCTTACTGGCGGCGATTGCAGATCCCCGCCATCCTCCGCATGGCCATCGCACGCGGTGCTTATGCCATCCTCATCGGAGCCAAAGGCCAGAAGCAAACGGAAACCCTACTGGCCACCAACATGGATGCCATGCTTGGCCAAGAGCTGGATCAAATTTACCTCCGCGCCGGACTCCAAAAACGATTCTCAGCCTCCTAAAAATCATGAACGAACTCGCCACCTCCCACATCCGCACCGCCGCCGCTGCCGCTGCTGCCACCTTTGAAGTTGCTGGCCCACAGGAGAATGACAAAGACGTGGTTCTCGCCGGTAAGATCGCTGCCGCTGTCGCGGGCATGGTTCCCAACGGGGCTTTTGCTGCCATCACCCCCCACGACACCACGGCGCTATCACCGCCTGCGCGGTCGATCTACGTCGGCGGCACGGGTGATGTGGTGGTGAAGAATGCCGCTGGTGTGGCGGTGACTTTCACAGCGGTGCCAGCGGGCATGATCCTACCCATCGCATGCACCATCGTGAAAGCCACAGGCACCACGGCAACCGGACTTATTGCACTTTGAATCATGGCTGGACTTGGTCACATGCTCGGACTTGCACGCCTGCCACGAGTTGGCGGCGGCGGCGAGACGTATGAAAATACCGCGTTCCTGCTGAATACAGGAAACGACGCCACAGCAGCCCTCAATAACCCGTCGCTGCCGTATCGCAGCAGCCAAGCCGCACTAGACGCGCTCGAAGCGCTCGGGGTGCCATGCACGCTGTGGTTGCTGGGCGACTGCGACGGAGACGGATCAGGATTAGTCAGTGAAACGCTTGCAAGCTATGGCCTGACAATCAAAGCGCCCGCTGCGAGTGGATATGTCTTAACTGGGCAACTCGTCATGCAGGTTGTCTCTTCGTCCAGCTTGACGCTGGATAACATCAACGTCGCCGACTTGAGGTGGACAGGGAATAATTCCACCACCATCAAAACGGTGGAAATTACCGGCATCGGCACGGCGCTAGTGGGGTTATTAGAAGCCAAGGGGGCCAACACGTCCAACGCCGGAAATGGTGCTGACGGAACGGTGTCCACCGCGTCAGGTGGGGCCAATGGGGCTGATGGCGATCCCCCAAACCTAGGAGAGACTGGACTCGACGCGGACGGGACCGGCAGCGCTGCTGAGAGCGCTGTAGCCGCAGGTTATGGCAGAACAGTCACGGCTACTAACGTTGTAATCAACACTGCTAACCTAAGCGGCGGTAACGGCGGCAACGGCGGCAACGGCGGCAATGCAGCTAACGCCACTGGTGGGAAGGGGGGCGACGGTGGTGACTCGACCGCTGTGCTGGACCAGGATGGAGCCAACGGTGGCAACGGCGGCGCAGCCTTTGCCAACGGCGGTGATGGGCGCAACGGTGGCAACGGTGGTAACGGTGGCAATCTTCAACTCCTCGGCGGCGCGACATGCACAACATTCGTGTCAGATGCTGGACTCGGAGGCGCAGGCGGCGCAGGTGGCGTAGCAGCATCGGCCACAGGCGGCGCAGGAGGCGCAGGAGGCGCAGGAGCACTTTTGGGGGCAAGCGGCGCGAGTGGAAACGCAGGGGCTACATCAGCAAACAACGGCAGCTCAGGACTGGCCGGAACAGACGGCGCGGCGGGCAGCATTTTATAAACAACGCGCATGAACAACCCTTTTCACCTCTTTGAATCCATTACCCTATTGGCGGTGATGTTCGCCGTTGAGTTGCTCACCATTGCGCAGGCTGCGACTCCTAATTTGGAAAGCGTCATTGGTCCACTGATGCAGTCGTTTGGCGTCCCTGGGGCATGGCTGGCCGTCATCGCCTACACGCTTCGCAAGCTTTGCCTGTGGGGCTTCCCTCACGCTGAAGCAATCATCAACGCGCACATCGCGCGCCAGAAAACAATGGCCGAATGCCAGGAGAAATTAACCGTGAGCACGATTGCCATTCAGGAGCAAAACCGTCTCACGCTCACGGAGATCAAGGCGCATTTGCCACGCCTTTGCCAAGCCCAATTTCCCAACCACCACACCCAGCCCATCCAAACCACATCCGACCCATCATGAAAATCGCCATTCTCATCACCACGCTCATCACCCTCGCCGCGTGCTCCACACCGGAGCAAACACAACAGCTCGCCAATACCGGCAAAGCTGGCTTGAACATCTATCTCAACCGGCAGGAACGCGCCAAGAAAATCACCCCTGAAGATGCCGCTGACGCTCGCGCTTTGGGGCAACTCATCGCGCCAAGCGGCAAGTAATCCACACCGCACCGCTTCACCCATCACGATGAAAATCTTTCTCGATCCTGGCCATGGCATGGGCAACATCACGCCTGGTCTTTACGACACCGGCAACGTGTGGACAGATCCCGCCACGAAGAAGGAACTCAATGAGTCTGACATCGTGA